CATGTTTGCATATTGACTGTAGCGGCGGCAGCGATACAGCGTACAGTAATGGCGCCCTGACGATGGGCACATGGTATCATTTAGCTGGTACGTGGGATGGTGCGACTGGATATGTGTATGTGGACGGAGTACTGCAATCAGATACACTGTCGGCATCAGGGACAGTTACGTCCAACTATCCAATCGTTTTGGGAAGTTCGCAGGCAGCAATCGACTGGATGTGGAACGGTGATATTAGTAATGTGGCAATTTGGAACTGTGCCCTTTCCGCCTCGGAGGTAGCGGAGCTTTACGTCAATCCGTTCCGTGGCATCGGCGAGCGGCGGGGGCGGTTTCACTTAGTTGTAATTCCAACAGGTGGTACGCCGATTTCTCGCATCATAAATGATTCTATGGGCGTGACTGACGCATCATCTCCTGTTCGCGCCATTTCTCGCACGCTGAACGAATCTATGGGTATGACTACCAGTGCGGGCCGCGTGACACAAACACTACGCACTATAGCTGAATCGCTTGGCATAACCGACCAGCAGGCGAGCGGGCTTGGGAAGACGTTGACAGATGCGATTGGCATAGTTGATGCTCTTGTGAAGGGTGAGGGCAAGGCTATAGCTGAGTCGATGGGCATCACAGATTCTATGGGCCGGGTCACCGTAGTCCTGCGGACAATACAGGATTCTCTCGGCATGACGGATGGCGTCACTGATGTTTGGCAGGCCATTCGGACCGTAGATGATTGCGTGGGCATGACTGATGCAGTGGGGGATGTGTTAGGTTATATTCGCACCTTGGACGATTCTCTCGGCATCACGGATTCTGCAACGCGTACACATCTTGCCTTGCGCACGGTCGCCGACACGGTTGGGCTTACCGAGGAAATGAGTAGGGCGATTGCAGCCAGCCGCGTAGTTGCCGACTCGCTCGGCATAACGGATAGTCTCGCACTGGCCAGGCTGATTGTCATGGCCGACAGCCTCGGTATCACGGATGATATGGAGGGGGATTTGGGCGAGATCGCTCGCATCATAAATGACACCCTCGGGCTGACTGACGCGCCGTCGCACGTCATGGCTGTACTCCGGGCGATTACAGACAATATGGGTCTGGTGGATGCGATGTCAAGAATCGCCGTCGTGAGTCGCATAGTAAGTGACTCTATGGGCGTGACTGACGGTGTTGTGCTGGACCGGCTCACTGCGGTCACCGATTCTCTCGGTATCACAGACGACGTGAGCTGCCTGATTGCCTACGTCCGCACACAAGACGACGCGGTGGGCATAGGTGATTCAATGGTGCGCGTCGCCGTTGCTTTGCGGACAGTCAATGACACGGTGGGCATCACGGACGTTGCAAGCGAGCAACTCGAAGGGTTGCTGAAGGCGGTCTGGGCATTTATGATTTTACGGCAAGTGACTAACTGATAAGGAGTATTGCACTATGGCACTACAAGCAAAAATGGGGATGCGCGGCGTAGTTGAAGCCGTTGTCAGGGATAAGCATGGCAAGGTAAAACAGCGGCTCGTTACGCACAACATCGTAACCGACCAGGGCGACAAGTTCGCAGCGAAGGCCATCTACACTGCGGCTTATAGCACCTGGGGTATGAAGCTCGGCACAGCCACTACGGCAGCCTCGAAAAGCGGGGCTGGCAGTTATATCGCCACCGGCGACTATATCAGTGGATCGGCACAGCCCCTTGACGACAGCACGCCGAAGGCTGGGGCAACGGACGACATCTGTCAATTCCGCAACCAGTGGGCGGCCGCCGAGGCTACGAGCGCAACAATTAACCGCGTGGCGATCACCGACAATACGAGCGACGCCGGTGAGGCGGATGCAACCCATACGTTTGCGATTTCGGTCTTCGGTAGCACGATCAACAAAGGCGCTGATGACACACTGACCGTAACGTGGAACGTGACTTTCCTGGGGTCCTAAAATGTTTATCGCATTAGTTGGACAGCCCAATATAGTCTCATTGCCGATAGCGGCGAAAGCCTCTGCCAACCCGATCACTGCGGGCACAGTCAACTTTTATTTGCAGGCAAAGGACGGCGACAACGCGGGCAAGTGGTATCGAGGCAGCGACACGTCTTGGCAGGAGTCCGAATCGGTTGCCGGGGCCGCCGCTCACGTTGCCAATGGGCACTGGAAGCTATCGTTGCCTTCGGCTGTCTGGACAGACGGCGTAGCCTATCTGCTCTATGCCAAGGAATCCGGCGATTTGCATATTATTGTGTCGAAAGATGTGCGCGCCGAGACTCCGTTGCTGGAGCAAGTCGGCGTGACCGTGGGGGGGACATGGACAGCCGCCAAACTCTTGCAGGTCATGGCTGCATGGATGATGGGCAAATGGCAGGACAAATCCGGCGTGGCGGGCACATATGAAGTCCTCGAACCAGACGACGAAACAACCGTAGTGGCTGAAGTTATTCCCCGGGCGTCCACTCCGCAAAAGACGGTGACGATAAAGATATGAGCACTATAGAAGGAAATGACCTGATTGCAATGTTGACGGGTGGCTCGCTGGAGCTAAGAGATCCGTCCACTCCACCGGATACCCCTACGTTGTCCGGCACAGCTACGGAGCTTGACACCGAAGTTCTTGCCGACGTTCTTGAAGTGCTCAATGAATACGGCAAAGAGGCTGTCTTTACCGCCTATCCCGCTTCCGCGTATGACCCGACAACCGGCGAGGGTGCGCCCGGCGCAGCATGGGAGTATTCGCATAGAATCATACCGCCCGATGCAGTCGCCTTGCAGCATGTGGACGGCGACACGATCCAGTCCGGCGATATGGTTACGGGGGTTGCGGCAAGTGGTATCGAATTCACCCCGAGTACGGCGGTCAAGGTAACGATAGATTCCGTTATGTGGTCGATTGTCCGAGTGGCGCCAGTGTATTCCGGCCAAAGAATAGCGTTGTACGTTTTGCAATTGAGAAACTGACGATGGAAGCGACGAACATCGAGCAATTCAATCGAGAGGTTAGGGCCTTCGGCAAGACGATACCGGACAAACTGACGGCCTACCATAAAAAGATTGTCTTAGAGGCACTGCGCCTTGTTGTGGGCCGCACGCCAGTTGATACGGGCCGCGCCCGGGGGAACTGGCAGGTTACAATCGACGTGCCGGCTGAAGGACAGTTGGACACCACTGACAAAGAGGGCGACCCCACAATCGCCAAGGGCCTCGACGCGTTGGCTACACTGAAACCGAATTGCGTTGTGTGGCTCTCGAACAACGTCGATTACATAGAATTTCTGGAGCATGGCAGCAGCGAGCAGGCCCCGGAGGGCATGTTATCGCTGACGGTGGCTGACTTGCGGACGATGTTTAGGAGGGTGGCCTGATGACCTCTGAAGCAGTCGCCAACGCCATACGCTCCGCTTTCAAGGCAGGGATTGCGGACGCCAATTCGCTGCCCACGTTATACGACAATCAGAATGAGGACACGTTTGACAAACCGGATAACGCTATGTGGTGTCGCCTGAGTATCAAGGACGGCGAGGCCAGACAGATAGCCGCAGGAGGATCGGGTGGGAACACATACCGCAGGCCCGGTGTAATGATTGCTCAGTTGTTCTCGCCGGTGGGCGTCGGCGATAAGGCACAGAGGGCGATGGTGGAAAAGATAGAAGCCGTATTCCGGTGCGTGACTGTAACGGGGGTGCGATTCAGTACGCCAACTCCGCGCATTGTGGGGCGGATCGGTGACGAGTGGCAGGTGAACGTCGTCTGCCCATTTTACGCAAATGATACCGGTTAAGACAGATAATAGAAAGGGGCATACATTATGGCGACGGGAGCAAGTACAAGCAGAATGCAGCTCTCCTATGTCAAGGAGTCTACCTTCGGCACACTGGAGACAGGTAGCAACCTGCAAATTCTCCGACATACAAGCGAGTCATTGCGGCAAGAGTCGGATTCACAGGTGAGCGCTGAGATACGTTCAGACAGGCAGGCGGCGGACGTGGTGCGCACGCGATTGCGGGCACTTGGCGATGTGAACGTGGAATTGAACTACGGCGATTATGATGATCTTTTCGCAGCAGCGCTCATGGACGATGCGTGGTCCAGTGTAGTCACGGTCGGGCCGGCCACTACATTGAGCACGTCGGATACTGACAACAGCTTCAATGACTCCGACAGTGGCTTCGGCAGCATTGAGGCGAATCAGTGGATACACGTTGCCGGCTTCACAACGGCGGCCAACAATGGCTACTTCAAAGTTGTATCGGCGACGGCTGCAAAACTGATTGTCAGCGGGGGAACGCTGGCCACAGAAGTGGCCGGGGATTCAGTGACTATCAAGATGGGCGCGGAGATTGTGAACGGCACAACCCTCGCGTCATATAACATCGAAAAGAAGTTTGCCGACTTGACCAACGTATATGCGATATTGACGGGAATGTGCATCGACCAACTGTCCCTCAATATCGCGGCTGATGCGATTATCACCGGCTCATTTGGCTTTATCGGCAAGGACTCGCAGTCGGCGGCGGCCTCCTCGGGGAACGGCTACGATGCAGTCGGCACAAATGATGTTATGTCGGCTGTAGATAACCTGACGGCTGTTCTCGAAAACGACGCTGCGTATGATATGACGGCGGTGTCTCTGAATTTGCGGAACAATCTACGCGAACGCATAGAGGCGGGCACACTCGGCACGCTCGAACTTGGCGTCGGCATGCTGAACATATCCGGCACGCTCCAGGCGTATTTCGCAACATCGACGGTTATGGACAAGTTCCTGGACTTCACCAGTTCCTCGATTAGCGTTGTTGTCGAAGACGCGGACGGCAACGGCTATGTAATTGATCTGCCGAAGGTCAAATATACATCGGGCCAGCGCGTGGCAGGGGGCCAGAATCAGGACATTATCGCAGATATGGCCTTTGAAGCGTACCGAGAGCCGACGGAAGGCGTGACCATTCGGATAGCCCGATTCCCGGCTGCATAACACAACCGAAACACAGGAGAAACACTAAAGGGCAGAGTACTTATGGCAAAGCTGAGTCAAATCAAGAGCGATCCGAAAAAGACTGACGAGGGTATCTGGCTGGACTTTGCGGCGGGCATACGACTGAAGATTGCCCGGCTGCATAATCCGGCCTACGCCAAATACATGACGGCCCTGCAGAAGCCGTATATCCGCCAGGTGCGGGCCGGAACGTTGGACGCCGAGATTTCCGCACGGCTGACAAAGCAGGTCGTGGCTTGGGAGAACATCGAAGACGAAAAGGGGCAGGCAATTCCATACAGCCCGGAAAAGGCGTTGGAGTTGATTTCGGACCCGACGCTTTTCGAACTGTATGATTTCGTTTTGGAAGTTGCAGCGTCGGCGGAGCTGTACCGCGCACAGCTTCACGAGGACTCGGTAAAAAACTGACCGAGTGCCTGCGATGGCACTTGGAATGGGGATCGTATGCAGACTTTCTGGCAAAACGGGCGGCAAAGGGCAAGCCAACGGCGGCAATGGACAGCAAGCTGGAGATGTACCCGGACTTGCAGCGTGTGTGGCGGGCGTTTGGTGAGCTTCACCGATCACGACAGACCGGATTCGGCCCGTCGCCTTTGTCTGTGCATGAGGTGACGGCGTGGATGTCGTTACATGATGTTGAAGATGAAATCGAGTTCTTTGAACTGATACAGGCGATGGACGAAACATGGCTGGCCTGGGCCACGGAACAGAACAAGGACAAGCATGGCAACGCTACAACTGGCAATCGACGCACGTAAGGCACGGGCCGGGGCGAGTCAATTTGTATCTGCAACTAAGCGGATCAGCACGGCGGCGATTCTCTACGCCGGCATAGCCGTGAAGGCATTTGCCAGCTTCGAGACACAGCTTGCGAATGTAAGCACCATGCTCGATTCGCAGACCATGCACTACATGCCGCGCTACAAGGCCGCCCTCCAAAATATGGCGATTCAGTATGGCGAGGGGACAAAGACGCTTTCGCAGGGCCTCTACAACATCCTCTCTGCAAGCGTGAAGGCCGACAAGGCCCTCTCAGTGCTCAATACCAGTGTTCGGGCGGGCAAGGCAGGCATGACGGATACATCCACCGCAGCCTATGCCATAACAGGCATTCTTAATGCTTACGGGCTGGAAGCTGAGAAGGCGGGTGTTATTTCCGACATACTATTTGCAACGGTCAAGAGTGGCCAAACTACCTTCGGAAAACTTGCCCCGACAATCGGGCGGGTGACCGCCATTTCCAGTGACGCCGGGATTGCCCTGGAGGAAGTGTCGGCGGCGCTTTCGACGATCACACGCGGCGGCATTTCTACCGAAGAGGCGATTACAGGGTTGCGGCAGGCCATAATCGCCTTGCAGGGCAACGAGGAAGGGGCGATCAAGACAGCACGCGCGCATAATATCGAATTGTCCACACAGGCGCTGCAACGCAAGGGGTTGATCGGGCTGCTTAAAGAACTCTCCACGCTTTCGCCCGAGATACGCAAAGACATCTTCGGAGAGGTCCGAGCAAGGACGGCGCTGAGTACGCTATTGAAAGACCAAACAGGCTTCCTACGAGACTACAATCGGGCCTTGGATTCGTCCGGCAGTACGATGGAAGCCTTCACAAAGATGGCGGACACGACTGAGACGGATATGAATCGTCTATGGCAGGCGATTAAGGTCACAAGTGCCGAAGTGGGCGAGGGCCTTGCGCCCGCAGTCCGATACTTCACAGAATTGCTCATTGAGAACCGAGCAGCAATCAAGCGGTGGGCCGAAGATGTAGTCGAGGGTGTCGATGTTGCAGTGGATGCACTAAAAGTCCTTTCACCGGCCTACTTCCTTTATAGCGGAACGAAAGCACTGGGGAGAATGGAAGACGAAAAGGCCGATGCCCGTGCCCTTGAGAAAGCAATCCAGCAGCGGTATCGTGCAGAAACCGGTGAAACAGAAGCCTTCACCTATAAGCCTGGTGGAACAACGATGCGTCCGGGCGCTATGGGCGCCACTACCAATATGGTGCGCGTAGAACCGAAAGACAGGGCGTTATATGAGCAGCTTTTGCGGGACGCCCGTCAAGAGGCTGCCAGCTACGAAGCCTTTCGGCAAAAATGGAGTAAAGAGATTCATAACGTGCCAGTGCCGGTCCAAGATCAAGGCCCAACGCTTCCCACCACTACTGCGGCGGGCACGGACGGAGCGGCCGCGCCAACCGCCTTCGCGGAAAAGCGGGAGCGTGACCGAGCGGCCGCACTGAAGCGTGTAAATGATATGCACCGTGCTCTCAGTGAAGAGCAGCAGATAATCGGCATGACAAGTGAATCGCGTGAGCGGGGTTTGGACATTATCCGCCTGGAGAACGAAGCCCGAGCGGCGGGTATCGAGAATATCACAGCCGAGGTTGCGCAGTACAAGGCCGCCATAAGGGAACTGCGGAAAGCAGAACAGTTGCGGTCAATAGCCGACAATATGGGCACTGCCTTTGGCCGGGCCTTCGAAGACATCACCTTTGGCGCACAGACGGCGGGCGAGGCGATCCGATCACTGGCGATGGATATTGCCCGTCTCGTTATGCAGCAGACGATAACGCAGCCCCTTGCCAACGTTATATCCGATTTCGCATATAACGCATTCAGGCCAAATACGCAACCAAGCATGTCGAGTGCGGGCGCAGGGGGCTACCATCAAGCTGCATTTGGCAGCGCCTTCAACAGGGGCCAGGTTGTGCCGTTCGCCGGCGGGGGGGTAGTTGACGACTTGACATATTTTCCGATGGCCGGTGGTCGCACGGGTCTTATGGGTGAGGTTGGCCCCGAGGCGGTCATGCCGCTACGGCGGGGGGCGAACGGACGTCTGGGCGTAGAGGTCGCCGGGTCGTCACGCGATAGCGAAACGAAGATCACTATCGAAGTACAGAATCAGACGGCCGCGCCGATCAAGGCCGAATCAGGAGGGGTGAGATTTGACGGCGAGAAAATGGTGGTCGGCATAATCCTGAAAGACCTCAGCGAGTACGGGCCTGTTCGCCGGGCAATGATGAACATGAATCGAGGATAACCCTATGTCTCTGCCGGTATATCCGAGCCTGAGCAAGAATCCAGATGCGCAGAACTGGAAGGAAGAGGCGGCGGCGGACCCGACAATTCGCACGCCACACGAAAGCGGTATATCCGGCACACGCGCCAGGTTTACAACTGTGCCGACGAAAATCAGCTACACGTATCGCAACCTGTCGAATACCGACAAGGAGTCACTTGAGACGTTTGAACAGGACACAGTCAACTACGGCGCGGAGTCTTTTACGTGGACTCACTTCATCAAGGCCACTTCGCATACGGCCCGCTTTAGCCGTCCGATCAAGTATGATCTTGAGAACACGCTGCAAAATACCTGGAAGGTGAGTGTGGAGGTAGAGATATGAAAACACCGCCCGCCAATATCATAATCCAGAAGAACAAGCTCCATACGCCGTCTGCATGGCTCATCTTCCTTGAAATCACACTGACGAACGATACAGTGCTCCGCTTCGTGCGAAATACTGAGAGTGTCGCCTACAGGGAAGATGACTATTCGCTGGCCGGTTGTGTCGGCCACTGGAAGATGAATGACAACGCGGCGAACACAACGGTTGTGGATAGCTCGCCAGACAGTAACGATGGTACGGCAGAGCAGAACACAAGCGCCATCACGGCGGCGGGGGTAGCCAATAGGGCGTTGTCGTTTGATATATCAACGCCGGATTACATCAGTGTTGCAGATTCCGAGAACTGGAATTTCGGCAGCAATCCGTTTTCGGTTTGCTTCTGGGTCTATTGGCCAAGCACGCCGGGCGATACGTCATTTATAGGGCAGTCCGCAGGCGGCGGCAACAACCTAAAATGGATGCTCACATATAACAGCAGCACGCACAAGCTGCGTATGCACTTCCAAAACCCGGCCGGGACCGCAAAGTGGGTGGATTGGTCGTGGACGCCCGCGGCCGCTACGTGGTATCACGTTGGAATTATTCGGTCCGGCAGCACTTGGACGGCCTACGTAAATGCAACTGCAATCAGCAGCGAGACCGAGGCGACGGCCATGCCGAACGTCGGCGCAAACCTGGTTATCGGCAGCGACGGCGAATCATGGCGACACTTGACGGGCCGGATGGATAACCTTGCAATTTTCAACCGCGCACTCGCACAAGAGGAAATAACCTACCTCTACAACGGTGGCAACGGAACCGAGACAAATCCGCAATTCTACCAAGCGTTCAACTTCACCCTTGACCCGTCCAAGACGTCGAACAAAGGTGAAGTCCCCACCACGCGCATCACGATTAACGATATACAAAGGGTAATTGCGCCTTATTTGCGCACGCTCGATGGCGCGGTAGGCTCGGAGGTCAAGCTCACCGTCGTCAATTCGGATCTCCTGCATGAAGATTACACGGAGCTCGAAGCGTTGTGGGATATAGTTGCTACCCACACGGAGGATTATGCCACGATCTTCACTTTGGGGCGGCCGAATATACTATTGCAGCGATTCCCATTGTATCGTTACCTTGCCCTGCATTGTCGGTGGCGATTTGAGACATGTGAATGCGATTACAACCGCAAGAGCGTTGCGGGCGTCACGCTATCCGGCTCAAGTCCCATATCCGTCCAGGTCAATACACACGGGGCGGCGACGGGCGATGTATGGCGGCTGGCTGGCATTGCGGGGATAACGCCCTCACTGGCCGGCAACTACACATTGACGCGAACGGACGCCAACAACTTCACGCTTGATGATACCGACAGCAGCGACTACACGGGCTCATACACGAGCGGAGGCACAGCGGGCTATGCAACCTGCAATCGCACGCTGGCCGACTGTCGGGACCGAGAAAATGCCGTGCGGTTCGGGGGCTTCCCCGGTATGCGCTCGGGGGGGGTGCGAATAGCATGAGTATTCCACAGATTAACACCGACGATTTACTCGACAAGCCCTTTAAGATGGGGGCGTCGGGGCCGGACGCCTACGATTGCTATCATCTCTGTCAAGAGGTATGCAGGCGGGCCGGGGTTTACTTGCCGCCGAAAGAATCTATTGCGGATATAGAGCGTCGCGCCGATGCACTTGAAGAAGCCAAGACCAGCTGCATAGAGCTGGAGCAACCGGAGCCATATTGCATTGTCGCTATACGCGGAGAGCCTATGCACCCAGACTGGATAACGCATATGGGAATTGTACTGGCGAACCGGTATCAATTCATTCACATCAGGCGAAATCATCTCGTGACTATAGAACGTCTGGACCATCCGTATTGGCGGGGGAAGATCGAAGGGTACTACCGATATGTCGGACCTTAAGCTGATAACCGTGAAAAACCCATTCGACCGACGCCAGCGGTCCGTAGAGTTACTGGACTATCACTACGAGAGCCTGGAAGACATCTACAAGAAATGTGTCCCGCAGGATATTGATGTTGTGCTCAGCATTAACGGCCTGCCGATAGAGAGGCAGTTCTGGGCGAGTACCCGCCCGCGTGTCGGCGACGAAATAGTTGCCATGCCGGTTCTTGGCGACCTTGATGACGACCTCCTCAAGGCTGTTATGATGATTGCTATTGCAGTCGCCGCGCCAGGTCTGGG